GCTTGGCCCACTTGGCGATGATGGCCTTGCTGGCCGCCCGGTGCTTGGCCATGATCTTGTCGGCCATCATCTGAGCAATGGCGGCATCGTGCGAGCGCTCCCATGCGCGGATGGCCAGGAGCAATGCGATGCCGGCCACGGCCAGGGCGATGATCTTGCGGTGGGCCTTGATCCAGGTCATTTGATTTCCCTACGCCGTTTTTCTAAAATGTTTTTCACGCCATGCCTCCCAGTATTTCCTCCTGGACTCAGCCATTTTCACCAGGGATTCGGGGGAATGCTTTTTTCCAAGCCATCGCTGATTCCCCATAAGCGATTGACTCATTTTCTTTTTTGTTTCCGCGCTCCGCTTTGTTCCACGCCTGGATTCACTCATTTTCCTTCTGCTATCTTCGGAGCACTTGTGTCCAGTATTGGCCATTGATAATTTGCGCTTTGTTTCATCAGAAAGATGCCTGCCTTTGCCAAGCCCCGGTCGGCGCATTTTATTTTTAGTTTCTTCGGAGTGATGTTTCCCATAAAAAGGATTTTTCTCCCCACGTTTGGCCAAAGATATTTTTTCCCTTGTTTCCTTAGAGCGCACACATCCGTTGACGCCATCGCCGCCGAGCGTCAAATTCATGCCATTAGGAGCCATGCAACCGTAAAGTTCAATGTAGTGTTTTTCCAAATCACAAAGCGGCTCGTTAAATAAGCAACGGTCAATCACTTCCCACTTGAAGTTTTCTTTTCCGTATTTGCGAATTGATGCGTGAAAATAAGACTGACTTCCGCGTAGGGCCGCCAATAAATGTTCCCGCTTTCTCTTTGCGAGTTTGTCAACGGTTTTTCCAATATAGATTTTACCGTTGCAGAGATTGGTACATTTGTAGATGACGGCCATGTAGTTAAATCTCAGTTTTCATAATGCGCCGTACCCAGGCGCGCAGCGGTTCCCACGTATAGGCAAGGTTGGTCAGGCCAGTAATGAAAAAGAAAATCATGATGGATTCGCCCCAGTTCAGTTCAATGGGCGGCCACTTGAAATGGCGCATGGCCGTGTATATCCCAGCACCGACAGCCCAGGAAAGCAGCAAGGCGGCCCCGCTTTGCACGGGAATCCATTTTTTGAATGCTTCGGTTACAAGAACCGTCGCAACCATGTACACTACAATCGCCACAATAATCGTGAAAGCAATTTGAAAAATCATGTCAACCTCCTATGGCTATTGCCATTAAAATCAAAACTATAAGGATTACCGCCAGGCCCAGCCATCCCTGCCAGGTGAGCTTCGGGTTGTCCCGCGGAGTCAGCCCGTCCTGTGTTTCATCGGTCTCAGGCGGCACACCGTCATCGGGCGGCACGTACGGGTCAACCGGCCTGCCGTGATTTTCTAACTTGCCGAACCGTTCCTCATAGGCCATGACAACGCCCAGGGTATTGTCAAGCAGGGTGCCCAAGTTGATAAGCCGATCCATTACTGGCCTTCCCGTTGCGCCGTCGTACTGGCCTTCATGGAATACGTCAATCACGATAGGCCGCTGGAAAGCATCCATCAGCTTGCCCGACAGCGCGAACATCTGCGCCCATGACGGCTTGCGGTCAATGCGCCCCTGATGCTCGATGTAATCGTAGGGACTGTCGCCCGTCCAGTCGCCGTCGGTGGAAACTTCCCATTGGGTGCTTTTGTCGCCGTGATAATAAATGAAAGTATCCATCGCCTCGCTGAGATTGATTCGATGGATTCCATGAGCGTATTGCCAGACAGAACCAAACACTGTCTCGCCTCTATTTCCTCCAATGGCTTTGTCCCAAAGCACATCGAAGGCTGCCTTTGCCTTTTCGCAAAATTGCCCGAAGTTTGGCGGTCTAACAAATGATTCCGCACGATCAATCCCGAGCATTAGCGAGGTCAAAGGGATTCCGCGCATGAAGGGAATACTCAATACGTCCAGATGAAACTGCGCCACTTCGTTCGCGTCGCCCGACAACTCGCACCCCGCCGAGTATCGCACATCCAAGTCCCGGCAAGCGTCCACGGCCCGATGCACGTATGCGCGGTGATGATCCAGGCATGGCCACAGATGCCCATTCCAGGGGGTGTAATCGCGCCAATGATCATACTGTTGCGTGAACAGTTGCAACTGCACGATGATCCCGTTGGCATTGCAGAGCGACACGAACTCCCGCAGCCGTGCGCCCCATTCTGGGTTCGGCGCATTGAGATCCCACGCCTTGCCATCCGCTGTCGGCCTGAACGGGGTGTATTGCAATTCGTAGTTCAGCGCGGGAGTCCTTTCGCCATACCACCCATCGCATTCGATGGTCGTGTAATTCACGCCGATCGTCGCCAACTGTTGTATGGCACGTTTCATCAGCGCCGGGGTGAGGGAGCGCCAGCACCAGATGTCGAAAAGCAAACTGTCGGAAATGAAGTGTTTGTCAGGCATGGAGAATCCTTATGTGCTTGTAGCACAGCCAGCCCAGCCGCAGATAGACGGCGATATATGCTGGCACCACGATCCACCACACGCCCACCAGCCGCAGCCAGCTGATGAGCGCGGCAACGACAATCACCGTGAGCGCGATAGCCACGGCCTTATTGTCTATGTAGTATTTTGCCACCGGCCCAATCTCCACGCCCTTGCCGCTGTCTATGATCCGATACGTAAGCCAAGTATCGGCAGCGACCAGCAGGGCGAATAGGAGTTCAAGGGCCAGGATCAACTCAACCCCAAGGCCGTCAGGACGGCGACAATCTGTTCCTCTGTTGCGCCTCGTAGGGATTGCCGTATCTGTTCGATCTTTTCCCTGCGCCCCTGCTGGCTTTCAAGCCGCTGACGATTGTATTTAATACCCTGCGCCTCCAAGTACACTTTCATCGGCGCTTCCCAATTCGCAAAAGCCGGGTCTGCCACGTTGAAATAAAACGCCCATCCCCTACGTGCATCAACCGTGAAATCTCCCCCTCCGATTGCCATGTTGTCCTCCTTATAGAATCGTGATTACTTTCGGGCTATTCAAGAAAATCTGAAACTGCACTTTGCTGGAAGTAGGCGTAAGTGAACTATTGCTGAGAACCGTCACCTTCATTGTATCTGCCGTAGCGGTATCAACGGCCCAGGTTACGGCCAGCGTCCCGCCGCTAACCACCTGCGAGAATGTTCCCTTATCGGCATCGGTTGTCCAGGTTTCCGTTGCCTTATTCACGGCGGCGAAAGTGAACGTGCCGCTTTCGAGTTGAATGTCCGTTCCGTCCGTTACTTCTACCGTATAATTGATGTACCCTCCCACGGCATTTCCGTCAGCATTGGCAACAGAGAACATGGCGGTTGCCGTATTGTCATCAACCAAATGCACCTTGCCGTCAATGTGCTGGCGCGTGTAATAGGTGTTGGCCGTGGTGCCGGTGCCAGCGACATGGGCCGTCTGCATGATGAGTGAACCAGAGGTTCCCGTGCCGGTGGACTGACCGCCCTGTATCGTTAGCGAACCGCCATTCTTGTCGGTACCCGTACTTGCGGTTGTTTGAAATGCTTGATCTGGAGTAGGGCTACCGGATAAGGAAAGCCTTAATATATTATTGTTAGAATATATCCTTGCATAACCACTATCACTTCCATAACCCACAATGGTTGAACCACCTCCGATTAAATAAGTATAACTATTATTTACTAATTGTAATCCACTAGAACCCCAATTGCCGATTGCCGTTCCATCAATAACAAACTGTCCACCAGTATTTATCAAATTTAATCCGGTATCTGGATTTATAGTTGAAGCGATTGTGGGATAGGTTGCTATTCCGATAGGGAAAAGTGATTGACCAGAATTTATCGTCAATGAACTCGCAGTAACAGCCGCCTGAGTTACCAATTTGATTGAAACAGAAGTAATCGTTCCAGACCAATTCGTGCTTGTAGGGGTGAGCGTCAAGGCGATTGCCGACCCCGTTACATAAAAGGTTGTCGTTGTGCTAGATGTAATGTTCGGTTGTGCCACTCCTCCAATCGAAGGAGTTAAGTCGCCAGTACCAGCATCGGTAGAGGTAATTACAATCTTATACATGGCCCCGTCAGTCGGGACCCAAACGGTAGTGAGTGGAACAACGCCGCCACCAGCATTGTGCGTGAATTTTCCAGACCCCCATGTCCAGCCAGCGTCCCAAGTAAAATTGGTTCCGCTACCGGCTGTACCATCAAAGGTTATGAGTTCGTCTCCTAATGTTGGACTGGCGGTGACATTGTTTGCAGTCACAGTTCCGGTTGCCGTCAGGGATGTAACGCTGGGACTCGCGCTGTACGCCGGGGCTGTAGTGGTTCCCTGCGAGACAAGCACCTGCCCCACGGCAACACCATCCAGGGTTGCGAATTTCTCATCAGCATCTATGGTAATCAGGGCCGGGCCGGTAACGCCGGTAAGGGCTATGCTACGGTCAGCCTTCAAATACCCACTCAGCGAAACAGCAGCCCAACTCAACCCGCCGCTGCCGTCGTTCAGGAGGTAGCCGGCACCATTCGCCAGGCTGGTGAACGCCTTGCTTGCATTGAGATAGGCCAGCGTCGATGCCGTGCCGCCGCTAAGGGTCAGGCCGGTGAAGGTCGGGCTGCTCGTTGTGAGTAGGGCCTGGTCGCTCACCGGCTTGTAGAGCCAGTACGACAAATTGAACTGATCCGTCTTGTTGGTCGCCGGCAACAGCGTCGCCAGCAACAGGAATCCGAGTAAAAGTTTTTTCATGTGTCCTCCATTTACCGTTCTTCATTTATAGCCATCTAACGAACCCGCCATATCTGCCACTCCACCTCTGGAACGCCAACAACGGCATCCAGATTTCCCCCGCTTCCCTGCCTGCCGTAAATCTCGATGTATTGCCCGGCGGTAACGGTCAGCTTGTACGTGATGGAAATATTTGTATTCGCCGTGCTTAATGGCGCATAGCTTCGCGCCTGTCGTGTCGGCAAGAGCGTACCAAACTCCCGAACTATCAACCGTAACTCTCGTTGAGCCAGCCGTTAATGTAGCCATGTTAGTCCTCCAAAATGTTTTTATTTAAAATCATGTTACACCCTTATCTTGTAACCAACAATTCTAATTATTGCCTGATTATTATCATCATTTTCTCCGTACCAAGCCAAGTCGCGACTGTTCTGTAGTGGAACCCAACCAAGAATGCCAATTAAAAGATAGCCATTTTGTCCAATACCCACCCAATATGATTTTGATTCATAATTGGAAATAAATAGGGCCATTTGTCCTGTTGACGTATTCCACGCATATACCATATCGGCGGTAGCATTTACAGGTGAATACGTACTGGCGGTAGTCAGGTCTTGAAATGTGCCATCGGGATTACCGTTGGTTAAAAGTTCATTTATATGCGTTTTATATAAAAATTCATGGTTTACATTATTGACAAATTCTGATAATATCGCTGGCGTAGCAGACGGAACCCATACTGCACCGATACAACGGGTATCGCCGCTATACCAGCCGAACTTCGCATCGCTCCACGCTGGTTCAGTAGTGGCATCCGTGATTGTGCCAGCCGCCGCCAAATAGATATAATGGAAATCGGCGGTGGCATCCACCATGCTCGTCATCGTATGGGCCGTAGCCGTTGTAACCGAAACATCCGTGCCGTTCACATCTATATTTCCAGGCTGAACGTAAATTTCATCGGCATCTTTATATGTCACATACACGCCGAAGTTGTAGCCGAGGGGAGCCCTTGCCGCGAATTCCAATGCCGTTGCCCCGCTATTCACCCTGACCGCCTTCCCGCCCTGCCCTGAATATGTTGACGGGGTATCAGTTAGGCCGAGGAATGTCGTGATGCCATCGCTGGCACTGCCGGCGCTGTCTATCGCATTCTCGCCGATGGCTATCCATTGCACCGTGCCGGTCCCGCCGCTCGTGTCCGCATACTTGTTGACGTAATGAAAATGCTCATTGTCCACGTCGGCGGGGAGTATGCTGATAATCTCCATTTGCGCCGATGAAATACCCACGACAAACGGGACAGTAGCCGTCTTGAACGCATGATCGAAAGTGACGGGCGACGATGAAGCCGAGCCAACTTGAATCAGCGGGTTTTCAAAATACGTCCCACCCTGTTCATGCACTATCCCTGCCAACGCATCGGCAACAGCTTTGGAGACCAGCGTCTTGGCCATGTCCAAGATGCCGTGAACTGTCCTCGGATTCGCGTCTATGTGATTCTTCAGCCCAATGTCCATGCTATACTTCCTCTGCCACGATTTGCGTCCGGCCCGCCGATTGCTGTTTGCTGATCGACAATATCCGCATCAGCTTATTCGACGCTATGCCGTTTGAGTTGTAATAACGGGACCGGGTCAGGTAGAACAGATCCCCGGGCTGGGCGCAGAACATTACCCGCGGCACGGTGAGTTTCACCTTGAACTTATCGAGCAGCGCCACGATGGCCGCGCCAAGGGTGTTCGCTGTGGCCTCGGTGACAAGCGCCGTATAGACGTCAAGGGTTTTCACCGCCCCGTGCAGGTAGGTTGCGGATGCGTTAGTCTTTTGTACCAGCGCAAACTTGTCCTCGCTTGGGTTTTCCCCATACCACACATTGACGCCTGAATAGATGCTGTCCTGGTTACGGCTCATGCCGAAGTCATTCATGACAAAGGCGTTGGGGATATAGGTAATATCCGACGGCGCAGCGGTGAGCCGGACCTTGATGCCCAGCCGACCTTCCTCGTCCTGGAAACTGTCGGCCTGGATGGACCGCTCAATTCGCCGTATAAGTTCCTGGCTATCCAACTCCTTCCAGATATAGAGCGACAACGCCGTGGTTTTGGCCAAGTGCGTGGCCCAGATTGAATCAAGATTCAGGCTGACATCGGGGACGCCCAAGTAGTTGTTCATCAGATGTTTGAATATCCCGGCACCCGTGTTAATTGTTTCATCCGCGCCCGTGACCGCGCCCGTGAAGTCAACCAGGATAATGTCCTCTGTCACGTACGCGAGCCCGCGCGCGAGCGTGATGCGCCCGCGCTGGTAGTCAATAAAATAATCCGTGTTGACTGTTAGCGTGGTCCCGTTCTGCGTGACCTTTTCAACTGACTTGATGCGCCCGGCGTGAAATTCAAATACCCTGTTGGTCGTGTCAATACAAACAGGCACGGCGTTCGTGATGACCCCGTAGCCGAAGGGGCGGATGTTGTCGGCACCGCCATCGTCCAAAAGGGCGAACTCGTCAACGCTGTATCTGTCAATCGGCAGCGTGCGGTGGATGTTGCTTCGATAATCGCGCAGGGCGAAGGATATGCGCTGATCAGTTGGATCGTATGCGTCAATGATGCCCGTGTTCACAACCTTGAACTGCGAATAAGTGAACCCCTCGCCGCCGGCAAGGATCTTCATCTTGCGATTCAGCCAAAGGTAACGGCCGATCTTTTTGTCGAAGTAGTTCGTGCCATTGATCTCGCCATTGATGAACGCAACGCTGCCGGATGTAATGACGAAATTCCCCTCGAAGTATGGCTGTATTTCCTGGCTGATGTCCGGGATGGATGCGACCAGGGGCAGGTATTGATGATCGTTGAAAACGGTCATAATGCCAACGTCCGTCTGCGTCGCCAACTCGGGCGCGATAGTGGCCTTGTAGTTCGCCGGCAACGACCATGTCGTAAAATACAGCCAAAACGAACCCATATAGATGTAATTGTTTGGGCTGTCGGCCCCGCTGGCTTGGACGTAAACCCTGCCATTCCCCACATCATGCCACCACGTTCCCGCCGTGGCATCAACTGTGGCAATGCTGGTCTTTTCTGTCAGCGCCATGCCGTTCTCGTAAATGGCATCAATCTCGGCCCCGCGTTCATCAAAGGGCATCTCGTAGACGTTGGCCGCTCCAACCGTTTGCGTCCAGCCCTGCAAGTACATCCCGGTATTGACCTCTACCAAATAGATCAAATTGGGCGAACTCTTTTGGATAAGGCGCTCGAAGGCCGACCGGGAATAGCTGCTCCTGGTTGTTTGGTTGACCGATGCCGTATAAGCTGAGTTCCCCGCACCGTTATAGGCACGGATGCGAAAATAGTAGAGCGTGCCTGCCGTCAACCCCGTGACTTTGAACTCGGTTATATCGTCCGGGATGGTGCCAACGTCCACTTCCTCGCCGCCCCAGGCATCGGTTGTGCTGGTCTGTATCTTGTACCCTGTAGCCGTAGCCGCAGCCGTCCAAGCCAGCCGCGCCCATGTGTCCTGATACTCACTCACAGACAGGCCCGTCGGCGCAGACGGCACGTCCAGGGTGGTGACGGCAACCTCAGCGCAGTAGCTCGAATACGTGCTGGCGCCCTGCAGGGCTCGGACCTTGTAAGTGTATATAGTGTTGGCGGTCAGCCCGATGTTCCTGTATGCCGTGCGGTTCGGCTCCAACTGCACGATCTCGGCATAGGCCCCGCTGTCCTTGCGCTCGACGCAGTGAAAGTCCTCGAGGGAGCTGTTGTCATCAAAATATATATCAACGATCGTGTCCGAGACGGCGACGCAGACAAGGTTGGTCGGGGCGGCTATATCGGCCCAGGTGACGCACGTGACAACCGCACAATAGGCCGAGTAGCCGCTTGCGTTGTGCGCCCTGACTCTGTACCAGTATTGAGTATTCGAGGACAGCGACGAATCGGCATAGGTGGTAACATCAGCGCCAACCGTGCCAACCTCAGCGAACCCAGCCGAGGCCGACGTGGCGCTGCGCTCGACGCTGAAGCTGGTTTCATTATTGGCATTGTCCTGCCAGTTCACCTGCGCCGTGGTAGTGCCGGTACTGAGCACCGATGGTCCAGTTGGAGCGGCGGGTGGGTCATCCGTCAATATATTTATCACGTTGGATGACAGCGCCGTCAGTATCCCGTTGTAGGTCACAACATAAAACGAATACCACACCCCGGCAGTCAGGCTTGTCACATTGAGTGATGTGACATTTGCGCCAAGCGTGGCAATCAGGTCGCCGTCCTGGTAGACCTTGAACCCGGTCTCGTTCTGCGAGTTATCATTCCAGTACAAATAAACAGATGATTCTGTCGCCTCGCCATACAACCCATCAGCTTGCGGTAACTCAGTGACGGCGCTGGGTTCGTTGGAGTCAATCGGCGTCTCGGGGTCGCTGGGCGTGATGGAGGTGAGCTTGTAGGTGTAGCTCGTCCCATCCTGGCAAGTGGTATCGGAATAGGTGGTTGTGCCGCCGCCAAAGGTGTCTACATAGGCATAGGCGCCCGTATCCTTGCGGTAGACGATATGCGAGCTGTAGGGCACATCATTGGTCCACGCAAGGTTGACCTGATGCGCCCCGGCAGTTGTCGCGGTCAGGGTGGTTATGGCCATTACAGGACTTGCTCCACGGGCATATCCCAAATCCAATATTCGTAATTCTCGTACCTGGGCAGCGATGTTTCCTTCAGTTTTACCCAAGCGCTGTTGGAGTTCGGCGCGGTGGTATCGGTGCAAATCCAGAACGCCTTGCGGATGCCGCACTCAGCCAGCAGCAGCCGCACCTCGGCAATGGTCGTGGCGTCCAACCCCTTGAACGAATATTCCCTGTTGACCAATGCCGGGCGCTCCTGCACCACGAACACATTATTGCTCGGCGAATACTCCATCTCGCTTTCGTCAACCTCACCCTCGCCATACGGCCCGAAATTCCTGTTGGGCTGCAAATACTTCCCGACAACCAGCACCCCGACCTGGACGTAACCAGATGGGTTCGCAACGTCCACGATATGCAGGCGGCAGTAGCGCTTCGTCCTGGCCGTAGAGATGAAGGCGTAAATATTGTTGGCGTTATAGGTCTGCACATCAGATACGACGTTGGACGTGAACGCTGAATCATCGGCCCCGTAAATGGTGACCACTGCCGCGCTGGATAGATTATGATTCAACAGGGCAATGCTGTTGTATTCATAGGCCGCGCCGAAATCAAAATCTATTTCCTCGCTGGTATGAATGACGGCCGTATCGCTCGTGTAAGTGTTGGTCCCGGTATCGTTGGCCACCTTGGAGTAACCGAGCAACCCGGCGGCGCAGTTCGCCGTGTTCGTCCCGCTTTGCCAGCGGATCGTGAAGTTGCCGGCAGCCCGGGCAATCGTAAACTTGCCGGTGCTTTCCGAGTACGCCACGGTATAAGTGCCCCCGGCCGAGTCCAACTGTGTTTTGACCTCGGTAGCCAAGGTCTGCCCATTGTACGTGCCGGGAGTGATCGTGGCCGTCAGCTCCGCGCCGCCCTCGTCAAAGTCGATGTACTTGTTCGTTGCGGCGACAACGAACCGCCCATTGCCCGTACCCGTTCCGTAGCGGGAACGCCAAGGGAGCACCTGCAGATCGTCCTGGATGTTTTCAACCGGGAACTGCGGATGCTCTGAGCTATACGCCAGGATCGTCCCGCTGCGCGTCCGACTTTTATATACCAGCCTGCACGTTGTCATGCTACCGCCTTCCTGTCGATTTTCAGCCTGCCGGTGCTCGCCGCACTCTGGGCCGTGTCAACGATGAACTCCTTCATCAGCTTGCCGTCAAGGTAAATATAGTTGTGGATGACCTGCTTCGCGCCTGAGCCGTGAATCCCAAGCTCCCGTTTCAGCCCGGACAGCGGGGCGACAACTTCCTTTTCCCCGGCCTCGGCTACCTCGTACCTTCCCCCGGCCAGCAGCGTCGGCTGGTTGAATATGCCGCCCTTGGCCAACGGGGTTGATGCTATGGTAGCTACCTGCAGACCGCCCATGATGGCGGCAGTCGCGGCAGCAATAAGGCCGGCCGGGATGAAGGGGTGGGTATTCAGCGCATTGACAATGGCACCGGCCGCGTCCATGACGGCCATCAGGTAGGATATTTTCTTTTGCTTCTTGGCCCCGGCAATCCTGACAGCTTCGCTCTTGGCCTCGTGTTCCTCTGCAAGCTTGGAGAGGGCAATATTCTTTTCCTCCTCGCTCATTTTCGATTGCTCAATGGCATAGACTTGGGCCTGGTACTCTTTATCAAGCGCCGCTATTTTCCGATCCGTCAGCGCCTGGAATAAATCGCCAACGCCCTGAGTGAATTGCATCGTGGCGGCCATGACCTGATTGAATTTGTCAATAGTGTCTTGAGACCAATCCAGCATGGAGTTGGTGGAGATTTTATTCATCTTGCCAAAGCTGACGCCCAACTTAATAATCACCTTGTCGGCAGCCTCACAAGTAGGGATCATTTCCTCAATGGCAACCTTCGTCTGCCTATACGCTCCAGGTGCTTCGTACAGAAGGTCTTGATATGTTTTTGCAGCCTTGGTTGCCTTTTTTGTTTCATCGGCAAACTTGTTTGTACCCTTTTCCAGCTCCGCTTGCTTTTTTCTCAAGTCCTCGTATTGATGTATTTCTTCAGTGCGGACTTTTTTCAATGCCTGCTGAAGCGCCAACCCCTCTTTGCCTTGCGAGATAGCCCTGGCCAGCGCGACAGTGTTTCCGTTGTATGCCGTGATCAACTTGGCCATAGCCCCGTATTGCAGACCGGCCTCTGCGGATGCCTTGGCTAAAGATTCAGACCATTCGTTTTCCTTGTCCTCTACCGATTGCTTTGACTTCGCCAATCTGTCATTCAAGGTGAGCTGGAAAAGAATGGCGTCGGCAACGGCATTGAGCGAGTTCATCAGCGCGTGGTTCTTGGTGATGTACCCGCCAACTGCTTCCTGGACCTCGCCGTACTTGTTTTTCAGCATGGCCAGCTTGCCGCCGTATGTTTCAGTTTCAGCCGTCGCCCGCCCGTAGAACTGCTCCAACTTGGTAAGGATCTCAACCCGCTGATCTTCCTTGCTCTTGGTTTGGTCAACCTGGATGCCGTAGCGGGAGAGCATGGCCGTGTTGCCCGACATGGCCTTGGCAACGAGCGAGGCCGCGCTTTCCAGGTCCATGCCCATGACCGATGCCAGGCCGATGGCACCCTTCGTTGCGCGGTCAAGGCCGTTCTTGTCCAGGTTGGTCAACTGGACAAGCAGGGTCTGTGCACCCTTTATCGCTTCATCGTCATAGATGGTTTGCTTCTGCAACTCGGAGGCATAGTCCTTGAAATGCTGTGTCAGTCCGGGCACCCTTCGGCCGGTTATTTCAATAGCGGCGTCAAGAGCTTTGTCGGCTTTCTCCGCTTCGATGGCCGCCCCTGGAAACGCCTTCAGCTCATTCCACAAAAGGCTCAGGCCCTTGGTCGCCAAGTTGGCAATCGTGACCCCACCGAATATCTTCTTAAATAAATTGTCGTGGTGGCCTTCCGTTGTCTTGGAAGTTTTGCCAAGACCGTCCACCGTAGCATCGAATTCCCTGATGCCGGTTGTCGCGCCTTTTGCGTCAACGGAAATGACATACTTAATATCAGCCATTCGCAGCCTCGGCTTCCTTGTGCGCCCGCTCGAATGCGATGCGGTCTGCGGTCTGATTGACCATGCTCAGTGCCTTGATGAACATTCCCCTGATGCGATCTTTGAGCTTCAAGTCCATAATAAGCGCCGGGAGTAATCCCGCCTCAATGGTGAACCGGCTGACATTGCCGCAGAACCAATTCCAGGCGGCCAGTTCAAAAGCGCTCATCGCACCTCCCAATGCCGCCAAGCGGCAGTTATTACAGCCCGCCGTACTCTCGCCCACCTCGTGCTCGTGATCTTCGGGGGCCAGCAGGCTATTCCACCACTCCCCGTAAAACGCGAGGTAGGCTGCTAATTTTTTAGGTAGTTCTCACTGTCGGAGGCAAAGTTCATCAGCTCCAGCCCAAGCACCCCGCCGTCCTTCAGTTGCAGCCCCAGAAGGATGGGCAGATACTTGTCCCTGTTTGCCTTATCGCAGGGGATGGGCTGGCCGCCGTCGGTCAAGTCCCACCCTACCAATGCGTCGGCCAGCAACCCCCGGACCACCTTGGAGAACTTCGGTCTAACCCCGCCCTCAATGTAATCCATACTGTCAAGGCCGGTGCTGACGAAGGCCACCTCCAGCTCGATGTGCTGACCATTGGCCAGGTCCGCGTTGAACTTGGCTGTTGGCTGAATGCTTTTGATTTCCATGTTTACGCCAACCAATCGGTAGCGCGGGTATTGATCTGGGTAATCGTCACGGGCTTGGTCAAGCCGGTCATGCCCGTCGGGGCAGCGGCGGCCGTCACGGCACGGAATACAACCTTCGCGGGGAGCAAGCCAGCATCGGGAACCTCGAAATCCTCGATCTGCAGGCGGGGCATCTGGAACTTGAGCGTGTAAACAATGGCGCTTTCGATGATCGCCCCAGTGATGGTGATGTCGCCCTTGTACTCGGTCCTGGCCTTCCAGGCGGCCAGCCACAGCTCATTGACCGAATCCATGCGCGGGAACTCCATCGTCAGCTTGACCTGGGGCTTGCCATTTTCGCGGGGTTCGATGATGTACGCACTCCCGGCGGCGTGCTCACTGTCGAACTTGCGCTCGATGTCCAGGGTAAACGCCTTGGGCTTCACGATGTCGCCGTCTGCGAAGTCGGCCCCGCCCTGAGCATTGATGTGGAATACTGCCCCCGAGAACTTCGCCCGCTTGTCGATGGAGGGGTAGGTCACGCTGGTCAACGCCGTGACAACCGCATCGGCATCGGTCACGTTGTCACCGCGCATCCCGAAGCTGGCCTTGATAAGCCCGTTGGCCATACTGAAGCTGGCCTTCGTCACCTTGGCCGACGGCACGACATATACTTTGTCATTTTTATCGTGGGCGTAGGTGACGAACTTCCCGGACGCGCTGTCGATCATGACCAGCGTGTGCGTCTTGGACGTACCCGCGCCAGAGGGTGCGCCCGCAGTGCCCATCAGGTTGGCCAGCAGGATGTTCTCCAGGCCATTCCACTGATAGTTGAAATCCAGGTTGAAGTCGATGGCGTTGACGTTGGCAACGTCAATACCCGTCTCATTGGCCCCTACGATTTCATCCCGATCCAAGGCCGGCATATTGAGCTTGAACGCCCCCGGATTTGTCGGAGTGATCCCACACCCGGCAGCTCCAGCCTGCGCTGCCGTCCCCCATGTCGCGCCCTTGATGATAGCGACGTTGTTAAGCCTTCTTTCGATTGACGGCATGTTATGCCTCCTTTATCGCTTTGCCCTTCGTGGGCTTTTTCGCTTCCTCGTACCATTCAGCCGCGCCCTGATCGACCCAAAGCTGGGCGACCTCTACCGGGATGCCGTAAAGCTCCAGGGGGACAATGTGTCCCGGGCGCATGACCCTGTAAACCGTGTACTGCTCGCTATATAGCCAGCGGATTGCCTTCATGGTTGCCTCAGTTGAAACTGTTCATGTAGCCGTAGGCCACGATCGTCCCGGTCGGAGTGCCGCCGCTCGAACTGAAAGTAATGACCACATAGCTGGCGGCGTCGGGAACTTCCACGCTCACCGTGTAGCGCTGATTGCCGACTGACTTGAGCAACGTCCGGGGCATGATGCCGAACTGCCCGGAACTGTTAGCCTCGGGGAAGTAGGATATGTTCGCCACGGCCGGGGTCGTGGTACCATACAGATAGCCGATATTGAACGCCACGCTCGTCTCGTCCCCGGCGGTGTAGATGATGTCGAAGTACACCTTATTGCCCGGGAACTGCCCGGAGCGATAGTTGGCGTTGGCCAAGTACCAGGAATGCGTCGCCCCGATCTTCGTCAGCGTCCCGCGGGCGCCCGCAGTACCCGAAGCGGTGAACGCCCCGAAGCCCAGCGCCGACAGCATCACCACCCCGATCAAAACCGAAAGTAATTTGCGCTTCATATTGCCTCCTAAAGTTCCCCGAATTGCCCGTTTATCGTGACGTTCAATCGTTGGTCGAAAAATCCATAGCCCTGCATGAGGTAGCCGTCGTCCATGTCCGGCCCCTCAGTGAACCACGCCTTGACGGTGAGGTCGCCAAGTGAGCCGGTAGCGGCGCTCTTGGAATCGTCATTGATGGCCTTGCGAATGTCCCGTAGCGCCTTCTCGTTTGCGGTAACCGCGTCGGATGCCTTGCTCGCCTTCACCACGCCCTTGATTGAGATGGTAAAGTCCTCGTCATGGTCATCGACCGCCAACTGGTGTTCGATCGCCCCGCCCTTCTCCCCCGCCATGACCATGTAGCAGGGGAAGGCCGCCATGTCGGGGATCATCAGGAACCCCAAGCTCACCTTGCCAGGGGTGAACCAATAGCTTGCGCCGGCGGTGATAGCTTCCAGCACCGTAACGACACGGTTAATCACCTGCAACCGAAGGGGTAAAGCGGATGGGGTGGGCACTATCTACCTCCACTCATTCGGTGTATAGGTCCCAGTCATTTGCTCGGCGGTCTTTAGCACCTGGTCGGGATCCATCAGATATGCAAGCCTGGCCTTGCGCCTTTCGATGACGCCGGTGAACCATTCGCTTTTAGGAATGGTGACTGTCAGGGTTGATTTTTTGGTGAGGGCCAGATAGAGCCACATATAGGAACCGATAGCCTTGGAGCGCTTGGTATTCGTGGCATAAAACATAGCCCAAGCGAACTTTCGCATTTTGTCCGTGACTTTGGGATGGGTAATGCCGCCCTCGTCCTGAATCTTCGCGTACTTGACGGTCTGCGTTTTGCCCACGCCCGTTCCCACAACGCCAACCCAGCCATCACCATCCTGATTGACTTCCATTCCAATGTTGCGCCCAAGCTGCCCGGACTTGTGCCCCCTGGCCTTATTTGTCATGTAGGTTCCCGCGGTCGATCCCTTCTTCATGTCAGCCGCCGACCGCTTGGCATCCTTCACGGTCTCAGCCATCCATGTGGTGAAATTGCGTTTGCTCGCCTTAGTAAGGTTGCGAAGGGTGTTCATCTTGCGGATGCCCTCGTTGGTCAATTCGTAGGAAAACTTGACGCCTTCAGCCATCGCTACACCATCGGCCTTTTGTACTTCGACAGCACGGCCAGTTGCGCCTTGGTGAACCCGCCATCAATCGCGCTGAACGCCACGGATCCATCGGGGAAGTTGCGGGAGCTCTCGCCGTGCAGGTTCATCTTCATCATCTTGAACTTGGCGGCTATGAGCTGGTAGCAAACCTCAACGATGTCCCGGGGGATCGTGGCTCGGCCGGCCGTGTAGGTGACGATGAAGTTCTGATAGCCCTTCGCCCAGCCGCCTGGCGCCCTGAGGCAGTAATCCTCCAGGGTGTAATCGTCATCATGCCCGACGGTGTAGGTGTTGCTGTCTGTATCGGTGACGGTGGTAACGGTGAGGATCGGCCAGTGCTTCAGGAACAGATACGTCTTGCCTGTGCCGCTGACTTCCTCGGATGTGTAGGTGCCGGTGACTATATCGCAGCCAACCTCTTGCTTTACCTGGGCAATAACTGAATCGATGATGATCTGCAATGGGGTGTCCCAATCGGTAGGGGCGGTCTCCCCGGCGAACACATACGTCTTGACGTTGGCTACCGAGAGAATGCCAGCCCAGGTTTCGTCAGCCATGATTACCTCAGTTATCCCCCAGGTTTATCCAGGTGATCGTGATGGTTCCGCTGATGGCAACAGGAGCATTGGACGCATCGGCAAGTTCAGCCGCGTCCACCAGCATATTCAAGATCAGGTCAGCGGCAGTGCTGTGTCCGTCAACGATGATGTGTTCTGTCGCAGTGGAAACGCAGTCCCCGGTCGTGGCCTTGGCTGTAGCAGCGGGAGTATCGGTTTTTGGCACGAGGTTTAATTCGGTTCCGGCCAGCGTGCCGTCAGCGTCGGCAGCGGTGCCGAAAGCAATGTCCCCATTCCAGGTGTCGCTCAGGTCAGCGTCCGCGCTCGTGATGGCCAGGTCGGCCACAATGCCCTGCACGTAGATATAACCCTCGGGGAAATCGTACAGCTTGACATTCCCAAAACCCACGCCAGCGCCAGCAGCCGCAAGGGTCAGCGCCACGTCGGTCAGCGTGAGGACGGTGCTATGGACGGTGCCGACGGCGTTTTCTACGGCCACGTTGCCCGTGGCGGCCTTTGCGCCGGCACCCCCGGTAGTGAACGCGCCTGAACAGGCGATCGTGCCGTCAGTGGCATTGTCGAGCGTTTCGCCATTCTGCAGCGTGATGTCCTTTGTGATCGTACCTGTGCCGGACTTGGAAAGTGTCAACCCGGAACTCACCGCTGAATTGTTTGCGTGCAAAATAAATCCGGCAGCTATGTTCGTGTCAACAATGTCGGCCCAGACGCCATAAGCCGTAGTGGGTACGCGGGGCACAGCACCATGCGTACCACTGGCTTGGCCCTCAAGGGTGAACAAGCCGGCCGTAACGATGCCCGAGGCGTTGTCGTCGTAGAGGATCGTTTTGCCCGAGATGGCCGTCATGTTTCCGGTGGATTCAGCGCCGTCAACCAGCGTGGTATGGCTCTGCACGCCATAGGCATCGGTGGCATTTTTCCCCATGCTCGCACGCGCGAGTACGCCAACGAGCTGGGTGTTGGCCTGGTCGGCCGTAGTGTTCGCGGCCTTGAAATATGCGCCGCCCAAAGTATAAGCGGATGCAGGGTTCGCTACGGAAACCACATTCGCCTGGACGGGAATATAGCTTGCGGCCAGGGTGACGGTCTTGGCCCCGGCGGTCGTGCCGACGTTATCCAGGTTATAGATCGTCGCCCCCGTTGTGGTTGGAGTGCGGCCAAGTAAAGAGGAAAGCGAATTGGAATCGCAGTTGATCGCGGTCGAATCGGAAGGACTCGCGGGAACAATGGAGACCGCAGCCGCGAAGGTGCAATCCTTGAATTTGCTCGCATAGTACGGCGTGGTATTGATGGCCCCGTAGAAATCGGATCCGTTGGCGTCATAGAACGCCAGCTTGCCGGAAATGGCCCCGGCAAACTCATTCCAACCGTGCGAGACCAGGAGAATGGCCGGATGCCCGGAAGCGGAAAATGTCCCGGTGATAGTCCCATTGACGCGGCAACTGTCATACTGGATTACCCAGGTGCCATCGGTATCAGTGGCCAGGTTCCCGGAAACGTAGCAGCCCTTGAAGCTGAGATAGATCAGGGAGTCATTCGAGCGGGTGCAAGTCATCGCCCCGCTGATAGTCAAGGCTGGTCCCTTTTCAGCAAACCCGGTCTCAGTCCCGACAAACTCAATGCGGTCGTATGCGCCAACACCGGAGTTGATTAGAATCGTGCCGCTGAGGGTGACGCCGCCCATACCCTCAATGCGAAGATGACGCGGGCCGGTGATCGTCAGGTTATCGCTGTAGGTGCCGGGTGCCACGTAGACCGTCCAGCTTTTGCCAGAGTCCGCATTGATCGCGGTCAGCGCGGCCAAGACCGTCTTGTATGGGAGCAACTGCGAACCGTCGGCCGTGTAGGTATCCGTCCGCGAACTGTCGACATAGAGGATGTTATTGGACAGGTTGTCCACGCCAAGCGTTGCAAGCTGCGCTACGCCGGCGTCAATGTCCACCTTCGGCAGGTTAACCTCGCCGGTGCCTTTCGGGGTGATACTGATGTCGATATTGGAATCCGTCCCATCGGCGGCCAGCGTAGTGCCGGTCAGAGTTACCCCTGCGGCGGCAACGTTGGTATCAAAGGTTGTGGCCCACACGGTGCCAAAGGTGGGCGACTCCACACCAAAAGGCGAGGATGAAACAGCCGTGGCCCAGGTGCCGCTTGCAGCCGTGACATACCAATAATGCAGCTTGCCAAGGTTCAGGGTGATCGAGGCGTTGGTTGAGGACGTGGTGTTCTGGATGTAGCCGTTCGCCGCGCTGTCGCCAACGTAGTCGGCTAACGGAGCCTGGACCTTTACCTGCCCCGAACCTTTTTTCATGATGGTAACGGTGTAGCCAACATTGTCGGTTCCGAGCGAAGGCAGGTACACGATCAGGTTAGAACTGGAGTTCATGACGATGGTGTTGCCGTTGTCGGCCAGCGTCAGGCCGTAAGTGGCCGTCTTTTCTGAGACGGTAGCGGACAGGCCCACGCAAAGCAGGGCCATCAAAAGGAATGCAGACAGTTTCTTCATTTTCTCCCCCTCTTGTGCGTTTTGTGCGGCTTAGTCACGGGCGGCTCGGGCTCCCAAGCAATATCAATATGGATGGGTTCAGGCGTGATCGCCTTGGTCTCCGGCGCGACTACAATCATCTTGTCCTCGATGGGCTGCGCCTCTCCCGGCTTCTTCGCCCAGCCCAGACCAACCCACATTTTTCCAATGTCGGCAGGGAAATCGTATTCCTTGCCGTCCTCAATCAGCACGGCATGGATGCCGTCTAATGCCGTGGGCCATGGCCCGCCGGGTCGCGTGATCTGTATCTTCATGTTTCCTCCAGAAGGGGAGGGGGAGCCTCCACAGAGGTCTCCCCTCTTGATCTTGTAGAACAATGACTTTGCAGCCATATCCCCTTTTAATTTCCTCAGACAGTGGGAGCGTTCTTCGGGTTGACCTTAACGATCATCCCGTTGAAAATGCCGCCGGTGGAAGGCGATCCAGTGACCGCCGTCAGGTCGATGCGCAGATAGCGCTTGTTCCCGTGGTAGCTGAACCAGGTATCCGTGTTGTCGGCAGTGACGGCCACAAAGGTCGGCTCCACGTCGCCGGCGGTAGGGCCACCGGCTACCATGTCAGCAGCGGCCACAGCGGTGAACGTGCTATGGTCAGCGCTTTCCTTCAGCTCAAAGACCCAGGACGTTCCGTCCGTGATGGTCTCAGAGTTGATAATGATGATCGCGCCTTCGTAGCCCAGGAGATCCACATAGGCGTCTCCATTGGCGGCCGCAGTGCGAGCGGTCGCGTAAAACGACTGAACAGGGTAAACATCTCTTGCAGTGATGGGATGCATTTTTCCTCCTATCAAGCGCTGCAACGCACAACGCGGAAGGCTTCAGGCAGTACAACCATGCCATCCACGCGCTTGCGAGCATGGAAACGAATGTTGCCGCTGGCCGCCTGGGTGAAAGGATCGCGGGTAATGGCAACCTGGATGCGGTCAACGATTTGGTAGCCCCTCTTGAAATCACCCAGGAGCAGCATCTTAGCGCTGCCAGCCTGAGCGGCGGCCATGTCAGTGGCCTCGACGATCGGACGGCCGAGCAGGGTGTCGGGGGTGCCGGCGGTCAAGCCGGGCATCCACAGGAATTGGCCGGAAGTGGAATCGGTCCATCCGCGCATGACGCCGATAATGGCCCGGTTCAACAGCCAGGAAGAGTTTCTGGAATAAGCACTCTTCAGCGCATAGAAGCCGGAAACAACGCTGGCCGCGTCAAAGGTGCCCGTGCTGGCGGTAGAGGTGGTGGTATAGGAAGCGACGATGGTCGCGTTGGTCAAGAGCCCCTCGGGCTGGCCAACGGCAGAACCGCTGACGAACGCGGTCCCCTCCAGAACACCGAAAGACTCAGAGAATTCCGCGGCGAGCTCGCCTTCGAGATTGAACGCGGAATCTTCCAGGTCCTGGAAACTGACGTCCTTGAAAGCGTACATCTCGTGCGGGGTGGACTCAACCATCCCGTAGGCCGGGCCGGTGCTCTCGGTACGGGTGCCCTGCTCGGTGGTCCAGGCAGCGGTCACGAGCGTTGTCCGTTTGGGAATCTGGACTGACCTGTAGCTGGTCTGCCGCACATTGGCGATGGAGCGGACCGGGCTGAATTCCGTCTCGCCCTTGATGATCTGCTGAACAAATTCCGGGGGGGCCAGGTAGCCGCCGGTAGTCGGGTCGGCAATAGTCAAAACCTTGCGCTCACCAGGCTCGGGCGTATAGCGCCGGATGGCCTTCTGTTCCTCGGGCGTCAGCACGTAGCCGCGCAGGGCGCTGTCAAACGCCTTCATTTCGAGGCTGGACTGCTCGGCCTTTTCCTCTTTGGCGTTCAGCTTTGGGGTTTTCAGAAGAGCGAGCTCGTCCTTGAACTTGTTGAACTCTTCGATGTTTTTCTCCTGGAAGGCTTTGAACGCGCTGGAATCGAGCTTATCGGCTCCAATCCTTTTGACTTCGGCCTGATAGTCAAGACTGTTCTTGGCGATCAGGTCGGTCAACTCTTTGATTTTCTGTTCATCCATGATTTTCTCCTTGTTAGATTTGCTGAATGTGTCGCTGTGCTTCGCGAACCGCAGCGAACAACGGTTCAAGTGACGGCTCCGTGATGGGTTGAGTGCCTACTGGCGGCTCGTCATCCAAGAGTGCCTTTATGCGATCAATGGCCTTGACGGCCAGTTCGCGCTTGTCTTTGTCGATGGTTTTAATGTCCATCGTTAGGATAGATTCGAGCATGGCTGAGAGGTCGGCAACCGACTTAATGTTGCCGATAGTAGCCTTGCGGTTGGCAGGGAAAACGACAAGGGACACTTCCCACAGCTTGATTTCCTGTAAGCGCCGTACCTTGTCCCGGTCATCATAGGGAGCCTTGACGGCTTCATATCCGATGGACATAGCCTTGATGACTCCCTGTTTCATCAATGAGTGTTTCTCGCGGGCGCTGGGAACATCAAGGTTCAGGTCTCCATGCACCTTTAGCCCCTTGTTATCCTCATGGCCCGTCACCTTTCCGATGGGCTGGGTGACGTCATGGCTCCAGAGCAAGGGGAAAACATCGTTTTCCTTGAGGGTCTTTTTGAATGCTCCGGCCTCCACCACATCGTTATAAGAGTCGGTCACGCCGAACACCGAGGCGTAGCCGTCGAATGTCCCAGCCTCGTCATCAACCTTACTCAGGCTGAACTTGAAATCTTTTGTTTCGCGCATTCGTCCTCCTACAGCTCGCCCACGACGGGGTATGTAGAACACAAACAGTTGCAGCAGTTCCCGGGACCACCACGAGGGTCGCCGGGGTATGCCATCGGCTGGCCGTCAATGCTGAAGTCGTCATCCAGCTTTCGCTCTTGGCCGTCGGCCTCGATATGCCCGTCGCGGCTGTCGGGAACGAAGCTGCACATCCATCCTTTCTTATCCACAAACTCAATGGTCTTGTAGCCTTCGAGCTGGCCATAGTTGTCCACCTTGGCCGACTCGGTGCGGCTCCAGAGCATCGCCTTCCAATCCGTAAGGCTGCTCACGTGATCATGCAGCGCCTGGGCGAACTCGTTGACCGTCATATTCCCGTACTGAGCTTCCTTCAGTGATTGATAGATTTTCTCAAGGGCCGTCCTGTTAACCTTGGTGCCGCTCTCGAATACCATCTTGCGGAGCGCAGCTTCTTGTTCATCGGTCATGTCGAATACCCAGGAGGTCGACTTGTCGGCCTTGAACTCGGCGTCGTCAAATATGTCGCCCTTGGTCGCCTGTACCCCGGCATTGCCAGCCCTGCGGAAGTGGTCCATGTACCACGGCCAAAAGGTCTTGACATACCGCTTGGCCTCTACCTCCACGTCAAGGATGTCATCGGCAGACAGGGAGTCGATGGAGTTGGCCACGGCTACCTTGCGCTTGATCTCGGCGGCCTGCTTCTCTAGGTAGCCCTTGGCGATGTTCTCGAAGGATTTCTCCCGGGACTTGACGCGGATCTCGAAGGACTTCCAGAGCACGGCCTTGCGCTCCCGGGTATCCCAGGGCTGCGCCTTCCTGGCCTTCAGCTTGCGCGCCTTGGCATCATCTTCCTTGTCCTTGGGTGTTTTCTCGTCCTCGGCCTGATCATCGCCCCGTGGTCCTTGTAGCGCGTCAGGAACAGGCTCGGGCTCGGCTATCGCCTGCTCTAGGGGTAACAACCCCATGGGAACAAGCAGCGTATCGGCCTCGGGGCCAAGGTCATCATACCCACAGGCCCGCCGACGCTCATTCGGGGTTAGCCACCAGGCATTCTGCAAATAGGTGAACTTGGCCTGGCGATCTTCCTGTAGCGCTTCGATTTGCTCAGTGTCCACCTTGAGGATGGCGTTCTTGAGCCCGAACATAGGCATAAGCCAACGGCCCAGCTCATCCGTTATGAAGGCCATCATGGGGAGGACAACTTCGGTGTAGAGCGCCCGCCGGGCCTCGCCGTAGTTGGAATACTTCTTTTCGGTACCCGCCCCGATCAGCTCGGGAGCTATGCCAAATACTGAGCAGATTTTCCCACTGTTGATCTTGTCGCCGCCCAGCCAGTCCATTTCCTTTTGGTTCATGGATAGCTGGGTGTATTCAGCATCGCCCTCTACCACAACCGTCTTGCCAACATTGCGTGATCCCTCGTACTCTTCATGCCAAGCGTTCTTGAGGTAGTCCTTCTGTTCCTTCGTGGTGTTGAACTTGAGCGACAGCATCCCCGAGGGGCGCATCTGATTGGTGAACAGGGTGGCATTCCACTCATCGGATAGGTTGGCAATGTCCACCCCACGGGCTGCAGCCGCAATCATCCCGTAGCCGTAGTAATCGTTGGTCGGGTGGAATAGGCGCAGATGGCCAACCTCATCCCGCTTGAAGTCTTGGTTCTCCCCGTCAATCTCGTAGCGATAGCCACCAACTAGGTCGTAGCCGCTGCCCTTCAAGATGGTTACGCGGTCCGGGCGCAGGGAGTATAGGTTGCGAGGCTCGCCCAGGACGGGGACCTGTAGGGGATAGGCATTGCCATTGAGTAACAAATAGCTGACCAGCTTGACTATCAGGGTGCGCTTACTCTCGTACTTGCTGGGGTTATTCAGCATATCCAGTAGGGGGTGCTGCTCGATTTCCTCACCGCTGGCACGATCCGTCAACTGAAACTCCAGGGCTGCCGATGTGTCAGCAATGAGCTTTGTGCAGGCAAACGCTGTCATGCAGTTTTCATATCCGGCCTTGCTCAAGTCGGCATAATTTTTATCAGTCCATTTCACCGGCTCGTAGTTCGTGCGGTTGATGACCAGGTGGGCGGGGTTGTTTTTGATTTGTCTTTTCTGCCAGGGGAAGCGCATTAAATCCTCCACACGTCGGGCCGGACACGAAATGAATCCCAGGTGATGCCATACCTGGCGGCGTCAAGCAGGTGGTCGCGGAATTTCACGGGCATAGGCAGAGGATTGCCGTTGCCGTCCATCTTCCACTTGTATGTGCGGGCCTCGTCTATCAGGTTGCTGGAACCCTCGACGACGTGGATGGTCTTGGAGCGCAGGAGGTCAATGCCAGCCTTCACGCTCTCCGGGCCCTTGTCAGCACCCACCACGCACAGGCCAGCCCGGCGCAGTTCCTCGATGGACTTCTTCTCCGCGCTGTCCCATACCGTCAACTCATTGCCCGTCAGCCCCTTGTCCCTAAGAGTGGCAGCGATGTCGGCATTGGTCAGGCCCGTCTGATAAAGGACTTCCTGCAACCAGTATTCGTTGCCCTTGCGGTGGATCTTCACCACGGCGGCAGGGTCAACGCTGAAGCCGAAGTCGCCGCCGTACCATACCTCGTCAAAGGCCATGTCGGTCGGCAGTGGGACAGTGTCCCATGAATAGATGCGCCCCTTGGCGGCAGCCCAGACGCCCAGGCCATAGATCGAGTACATGGTCGCGTCCTGGTCCCTCAGCGCTTCCAGTTGCAGGGCATAGCGCTCCCGGACTTCACGGATGGGATTGTCCTTGACGGTGGAGACGTGGACGGTGGCCTGCGGGTCCTTGTGGTCGAAGAATCGCTCCTTGATCCATGGGGCCTGCGCCTCGTCGGGGTTGAACGTGCCAATGATCTGATGGTAGCCGGGCCCGGGTTCGCGCAAGCGGAGGTCGATCTGGATGAAGTCCTCTTTCGTGAACTCGGTCATTTCCTCAAGCCATACAGAGGTCAGCCCCTTGATTGACTTGATTTTCTCCGGATCATCCAGGCCATCGAATAGCAGCTCGTTGGTCTTGCCGTTCGGGGCCGTCCATGACAGCCCGCGGTCGGTCTTGTTGAACGTGAATGGGATATTGTTTTCAGCCAGGACGCGCAGCATGACCTCAAGGACAGACTCGCGCACCCGGGAGCGCACCTTGCGGAGGATTAGGAAGCGATGGCCACCTTCCCGTTGACAGCGATAGAATACCTTGCGGGCGGCGAACTCAGTCTTGCCTGAGCCGGCACCGCCGCAAAGGATCAAATACCTCTTGGAGTCATCGAGTAGGGGCTGGAAGGTCTTGGAAACCGTGATTTCCATTACTGCTTGACCTCAACCACCTTGATGGTGAAATGCCTGTCGGTGGGGGTTGAAACCTCTACGCTCTCCTTGACTCTACCCAGGACGCGATCCATCACCATCTGCACCGCCCAGGGAACGCCGAGAGCGGCTTTCTCCCACACCTTATCCACAACCTTGCGGAATCTATCGCCCCGGGCTCCTTCCTCGGCAAATGCCGCTTTCATGGCGGCCGTTATCTCAACGGCCTCTTTGTTCTTTTGCCCGTGCATATTCCGGCGCTGATCTTCACCTTTCGCAAATGGTTTGCCGATTGCAGCAACCGCAGTATTGCTGCGTTTCATTCCGCAACCTCAGCCAGCGCAACGGCAACCGCCTTGTCGGCCTGATGGACCATATTGACGGCGGCAACGATTTCCTGAGTGGGACTGTCGACATCGAGAACAATCCGCATGGATTTGTCCCCGGAGACCAGGGACTTGACGGCCACGCTTTTAATGAGCGCGAGGAAAGCGACCTTGTTTTCCTTCACATCGCCACCATGCCATCTTCGTCATCGTCCATGGTGAACCCGATAGCCGTTGCGCCGTCCCGCTTATGCTTGCGCGGTTTGCGCTTGACCTGTTGCTTCACTTGCGCCTTACGGACGGCCAGGACGAACTCCCGCCGGCATACGAAATAGCCCAAAAAGAACGAGGCAATAATGGCAATGGCGACAACCAGGGAGAAGATCATCTGTCGCCCTCGGAATGCTCACGAGGCCATTCCGTCAACTCGTAGTGCGGCATATCGCAGAACTTGACCCAGTCGCCGCCCCACTGGATGGGGATCATGATTTCGTAGGCAATGCGCTTGATGACCTTGGACAACTCCACAAAGCGCACAGGGTCAGACCATAGAATGGGATAGGGGGCGAGGTCGACGGCCCGGGAGGGGCAGCTGTTATGCTTTGACGCCGGCCACTTCAGGCGGGTGTGGCCAAGATCGAACGCCTCGTTTTGATCATGCTCGTTTCGATGGCCACACAGGACGCTGAAGTCATACTCCCGAATGGCCTGCAGACAGATTTCACGCAGGGCGGGGTCAACGGTCTTGAGTGCGGCCAAAGAGTGAGAGGAAAATTTGGGCATTATCGATACACCCATCCCATTTGATCTTTCAGATGAGTGTAAATCCACCGTATCTCGTAGGGAAAAGACTTGACCTCTCGCTCTGCAAAATCAAATATGCCGCGCCAAATATCCTTAGAGCATTGTAGTTTTTTGTTTTCCCTCTTGATAAATCCACCGGGAGCCTTGCCGCCAACGTGAATGTTATAGCCGTTGGGAACTTGAGTTTTCAGAGCGGCGATGTAAAACTTTTCCCACTCACTCAATTCGTCCTCTGGCAAACGAATCCTGTGAAATGAAAAATTCTCGATTCCGTATTTTTTTAATGCAGCGCCAAAACCAAGATTGCCTCTCAAATGCTCATCCAGCCTTCTTTTAAAGCAAATCGTCTGCCCGATATATTGTTTTTGATTTACGAGATTAGTGGCGATGTATATGCAAGGATCTAGTCTGATATTCCTCACGGTGGAATTATACTGTCAAATTCTCAATTTGTCAACTAAAATCTTTATTTTGTTCTCAATATGCGATAATGCAATCCTTTTGGTTCTCACTTCGGAAACAGGTGCTTCAGGAACGCAACCTTCTCCTCTCGTGTGATCGTAGGTTCATCGCTCAATTAGACCTCCCATGATCTTCATTCCACAAGTACCCCACCATGCAGCCGAAAATGAACACGAACCCGATAATGGGGATGATTACCAAGTAAGACATGATGCCCTCCCGTATAATTTTTTATAAGCCCTTCTCACCTTGCCCACATAATCGCTTTTGTACTTATACCCGTTCCCGTATAGGTTCAGCGCCTTTTCAATGTCGCCGTGGCGCAGGTTGTAGTAATACCGCAAGACGCACAGCCCCTTGCAGAGCGCGTAATTGACATCGGTAGTCATGCGTTCCTTGTCGATATTCAGCACCCTGCCCCATACGCGACAATCGACCTGTAAAATTCCCCGGCAATTTCCGGCCACGGCGGCCGGGTCAAACTGTGACTCCACCGCCACCATCGCCGTCACGAGTTGCGGATCCACCCCGTGCATGGCGCTCTGCCAGTAGATGGCGCAGAGGATCAGGAAGCGGGTCATTTGCAGTGCGTGCACTCTATCCCGTCCAAGCCCCTATCAAAGATTGAGTCTGTTGGCTGGCCGCAAGAGGGGCATTTCCCTGTTTTGTCAAACTTATCAAGCTCTTTGCTGTGTTCCGTCCACGCCGCCGCCTGGATTTCGTGATAAAAATATCTGCCACAAAATAATGTTGCCTCACCAACGCTATCCCCCATGCCTATTCTCCATTTTACAAATGCTTGTTTGCGCTTTCCCAAAGGAACATTGGGATCTTTGAAATTAACAAACTTACTCATGCCGTCCTCCTATCGCTCTCCCTCTCGATCATCCCCATCATTTCCTGCGCCGTCTTGCTGTTCGTGTAGCTGCCGGACCTGATGTTCGATACCGTGCCAACCGACAGGCGGCGGCCGTAAACCAGCTCATAGGCAATTACCATGTTCTCGTTGGTCATGTGGTGCTGCCGCATCCAGGCGTCCAGCTTGCGCCAGTCATAGGCCGTACTTTTCAGCCTGCAGCGCGTGTTGTGCGTCACCCTGCCCTGCTTCTCGTCGATGTACGTGCGCCATGCCGCGCTCAGGCTGTCCAGATCGTCAAACTCCGGATCGTACTCTGCGGCGTGCCGCTCGATGTACTGCCGGTCATACTTGCTCATGGGGTTGTACCGCTTGGGGATGGTCATGCTATTCCACCGGACTTGCGGATGCGCTCCTGCATTTCAATCCCAGAGCGGAACGGGCACACTTGGCAAATCTTCGCCGCTTTGCGCCGTTGGATTTTGCAGTTGCGGTAAAACCATGAAGTGAAATCGAGGGCTGGAAATGGCCTGTCAATCGTGGACATTTCCCATTTGCCATTTTTGCCCAACGCCTCAATTATGTCGGCGGTTCTGCTAAACGTCACGCTCCCTCCTTGCGCTTGCGCGGGGTCCAGCACTTGCATTTTGTAGCGTCATTTGCAGACAACATAATTTTATCAACCGATTCCGGCAAATCATCAAACTTCATTTTAAGTTTTGGGAGCATTACCTGATCCATCCAATCGCACCAAACAACCTCAAATCCGGGTCTAATATATCCCCACCCGCAATTCCCGCACCTGCGAATTTTAGGCACGGTCATTTTATTTCCCTCTCTACCGCCGAGATGGCGGCATCAGCCACACACCATACATTTGACCAATCGGCCATTGCTGTTAGCACCGCCTCCCTGCACTTCTGGATGGTGAATAGTTTTGCATTTCTCAGGGATTCATTGTATTGATTTACAGACATAGAAATTTGCAGTGGCGGCTCAACCGGCACCTGGCGCGAGGGTTGCAGGCGATAATAACGGCAAGCCGTATCCATTGCTGTTAGCGCCGGACATTCCGTTGTCCACCCACCGCAATCATGTTTGAAATATTCACAGTATCCACTCATGTTATTTCTCCTGATGGGTGGAGGCGGTCATTTGGGCAAGTCTAATGATATATTCGTGAACATGAAGTGGACATTTTGCCGGGAACTTTTTATCTGAGCAAATAGCGGGGCCGTCCTGATGGGAACAGTAATATTCATTACTGCAAACATTCCACGGACAGCGCCAGGGTGCCTCAATAGAAATATATTTTTGTTCCATCATTCCTCCTTCGCCGAGCTTATGTAGACGGGGGTCGCACCACGTAATTTGTTTATCAAAACCTGTATTTTATCAATCTGAAATTGGTCAACGTGGAAATCGGTATCGAGTGAAAACTTATCAATTATAGGTTGGATCTCATTGGCTAAATTCCACGCGGCATTAACTAAATCCTCCACGTAATCGCAGGTTGCTTCCATGTGCGGACATTCAAATTTAATTTTGTTGTCATCCATTTTCTCTCCTGATTATTATTTCGTTTGCGATCAATGCGCCCATCTCAATTCTTCGCATGATCTTGTCAAGCTCAGATCGTAGCCCACGATTGCCAGTAATTATTTTTGCATCTTTACCAAACACTAAAACATTCAACTCATTATGATTGGCGGTATGCCATCCATTTCCAGAATAATCAGCGGGAATTTTGTCTGCGGATTCGCCGGAGTAATTTTTACCGTCAACCATAATTGTATATTTCATCCCTCACCCGCGCTACGGGCGGCGATCATGGCATCGGCTATCGCGTAGCAATACTTTCCAATAAACTTAAATGAACCGCTCTTGGTATAAACACCAGGTATCGGTTGATTTATCGCATCACCACTAACCGCTGTTCTCATTTCCAAGTCAATCGCAGTTAGCGCCTGCCCCGCAAACCAATCGCGCAGGGTCATGCCGGGCTGAAAAATAGTCATTACATCATCCAGTTTTTTCTCGGGGATTTCCCTGAAATACGGAAACGCCGGTATGTTTTTCTCGCTCATGTTTTCCTCCTGTTGGCTTTGCGCGATTGCTTTGCCATTTTGTTGCGTGTTTTGTTGCGCCGTCTTTTTAGAGCGTCCCGATGATTTCCGTGCCAGTAGTTTTTCTCATCGCCAATTGTTTCAACTGGATGCCCCGAACCATCGGCTAAACCTGCCGCTGCTATTGCCAACATGAGTGGAAGGGCTTTCTCGCTCATGTTTTCTCCACTATCGCGGCGGCGGTGAGGGCATCAACCATTGACTCATAAAAATTCCCATCAATGTCATTTTGATTAGCCCACGTGTCCAGTGAGGTTTTGGCTCTGTCCATCTGCGCCGCGCAACCGGCATAATAAATGCGTGTGATAAAATCAATTTCACTTTCTGAACTTTTATGAAATTTGTATAATTGACTGTTTAAAAATTGATTCAAACGCAGCCTTTGGAGATCAATCGCTCCACCATATTTTTCATCCATCTTCCCCTCTTATCCTTTGCTTACGGCATGTTCGCGTTGCAAAAACTTCTTCAGCTTTTTCCCGATGCGGTCATAGACGACATTTCGTTCTCGATCATTCAATACGCCTTTGAGATACAGCAGCGCAACGGCATCCACTTGAGCCTGAAAGCCTTTTACCGCGTTGGGCCGCAAATCAAGTTGTTCATGCAACGGCTTTGCCATTGCGCCGAAATGAATAACCATATTCATATTTCCTCCTCAACCGCACCGTCTGCAATTTCGGCTTCCAGTGCCACGCCTGATTTGATATTTCCGTTTTCCATAACCATGCTGACGGCGCTCCCGCTTTTAACCGTTGC